TCTATAAACTACTACCCAACCGTCTTTAATCAACTTGTTCCAGCGTCTGTTATCCCAACTGTAAGCGTATGTACCGATTTTAAAATCTTGTTTAGTGAAGAAACCCATACAATCAAAGTATATAAGCAATTCTAAATCAGCATCGTTTAGGTTATTATTCCTACATGCCCATCTTCTAATTATCCTATAGTGTTTAAGTAGGTTTAAGTCCCTAATGTCACTAGCCTCTAATTTTCTCACAAAACAACTACAATATCCTGTATTTTAATTACAGTATATTGCTCTTTATCAAATTCTATTATATGTCCAGCGTGTTTATCGTAATAGATTATATCGCCTTTTTTTAAAGCTTGAATTTCATCACTAACAGAATGAATGACAGCTTTAATATATCTTATATCTTCTCTATCTTTTTTAACTAAAAGTAATCCACCTTTAGTTTTATCTCCTACAACCTTTTCAGGTATAATTATTATATTGTTACCTATTGCTTTCATCGATTCTCAAGTTATTGATTACACAATCAGTTGATAAAATCGTTGTAGCTACGGAAGCTGCGTTACGAAGTGCACTTTTAGTAACTAATAGAGGATCTATAATTCCTTGCTTAATCATATTTACCATATTACCTGTAACCACATTAAGACCTCTACCTTTACTCTTTGGTAATTCATATTCTAATATACCAGCGTTATCTAATATTGTCTTAAAAGGTGCTCTAATTGCTTCTAGTAACACTTCTTCCCCAGCTGACTTAGCAACTATGTTTTGTGAAGCGTTTAATAGTGCAATTCCACCTCCTGGAACAATACCTTCTTTAATCGCAGCCTTAGTAGCACATATAGCATCTTCTACTCGATCTGTTTTTTCTTTTAACTCTATATCAGAATTAGCACCAACTTGAACCACTGCTATTTTAGCTGATAACCTAGCTAATCTTTTTTCTAAGCGTATTACCGCTCCTGGGTTCTGTGTAGTTGATAAATCTTCTTTAATTTGCTCTATGATCTCTAGAATCTCTTCTGATGAATCCTCGACCTGTATAATAGTATCTTTTTCAGTTGTTACTGATCTGATACAATTACCCAGAAGTTCTGGTTGAATTAAATCCATATCATCACCGAGATCTTCGTTAATAACAGTTGCTCCTGTTAATAAAGCTAGATCATCTAGTATTTCTCTTTTATTAATACCAAAAGTAGGTGCATTTATAATGTTTACTTTGATATTGCCTTTAGTCTTGTTCATAGCGAGCGTAGAAACAACTGCTGGTTCTACGTCTGCAATAATCAATAGAGATTTGTCATTTTTAATAACATGCTCTAAAACAGACTGTATTTGTCTCACGTTTTCAACAGGCGATTCAACAAGAAGCACTGCAGCGTCTTTCAGCTCTGCGGTTTTCTTAGCATGGTCAGTCATAAAGTGTTGATTGGTCATACCTTTATCGTATTGAACTCCATCAACTATTTCAACAACTGTATCAGCTTCAGCTGATTGTTCCATCATCACTACCCCTGTGTCTCCTACAGCTCTAAACGCGTCGCCAATAATTTTACCTAAATAAGGATCGTTATTGGTTGATATGGTAGCGATTTGATCAATCATATCGCCTTGAACGCTAGTGCTGTTTTTTTCTAGGTATGCCACTACTTTGTCGGTTGCTTTTTCAATACCGCTTTTTAAGTCTCTAGAACTTATATCAGCTTGAACTTTCTGAGCTTCCTTTAGTACGGCATAAGCTAGAACTGTAGCGGTAGTTGTACCGTCTCCAGCTTCTCTTACTGTTTTACGAGCTGCTTCTTTTAAAAGCGTAGCTCCCATATTTTCTACTGGGTCCAATAATACTATTGTATCGGCAACTGTTACACCATCTTTGGTGATTAACGGGTTACCTGAACCATCTTCTAGTAGTACACATTTACCGCTAGCGCCTAATGTAGAGCTAACGGCTTTTGTGAGTTTGTTTATTCCTTCAAACACTTTATCTTGAGCTTCTTGCCCAAAAGAAAGATTCTTGACTATTAAGTCTGACATATTTAATTTGATTTAATTTGATTGATTGTAGTAGTGTATCAGAGCTAGTATTATACCAATAAAAGCTATGTATTCAATAGTCTGAACGATGTCTAGCATTATTCAAAGGTTTTAACGACTTTTGGACCATCTAAGAAAGCAGTTTTTCTTTTAAAATGCTCAACTGAAGAATCTATTGCTTTTTCAGCACCTTCAATTGTTTCTCTTCGGGTTACGTCGCTCCAAGTGTTTTTGTCTTTAACATCTTGGTGTTCGGTTTGGTAGAACCCATTTGCTAATTGTACTATCCTCCAGTTAGACTTTTCAGATAAATGTTTCCATAGCTCTATGGTTTCTTGGGTTACTTGTGGTTGACTATTCCACGATTGAGTCTGGTAAAAAAACGTCATTGGTTTTGGTTTTATTGGTTGGTTTACACTTTTGGTTTAATCATAGCTAGTAAACCGTTAACTATGTTTTATATTATCACTTGTTTTTTGTTAAATTTCCATTTAATAAACTTGATCGTATATTTGTTGTATTTCAGATTGAACTAGTTCTCTATTAAATTGTCTCATGCCACTGATTTTAGTTCCAGGTATCGTATAGTATGCAGTTCCGTTAGAATATATTCTACCAAGATCATGATTAGTACTCATGCTACTAACGGCATTCATAGATATCGTTTTTGGATTAGTTGCTATAGTTGAGTTGTTTATAGAATACGTGAAATTACCAGCCGAATAACTAGCATAAACTAAATTCCAGTCAGTTTTAGATACGTTATTTAACGTGTAACCAGTTCCGGCGTACCAATAACTATTAGTGGCGTTTCTAATTTGTTGCCCAAGATAGAATAAACCTGACGAGTGTTGATAGTATAAAGCAAGATTCCAAAAATTATAACTAGAAGTACTGCCTCCAGCAAAATAAAAATATCTGTCTGTATTAAAGTTTATTGAATCAAAGTTAATCCAAAGGGTTTTGCTTTGACCTAAAGACAAAGGTTGCATTGAAGTTACAAGACTCGAAGCCGATCCGGCAAAACTAACACCACCACCTAATATTCCAGTAACGTACGAAGCGGTAACGTTAGCAGCATATGTTCCGTTTTCGTTACTTCCGTTTCCATCAAATTTATACAATGCTGTTTGGCTTCCATCACCAAATGGGTCTGTTGGTGATAGCCCTTGTGCTTCATAAGTAATACCATACCATTTAGTTCCATCCCAGTATTCTACTTTATCTGTAGTAGAATTGAATATCATTTCACCTGCAGACAAACCAGTCATAGCAGTTTTCTGCGTAGTTGTCATTACAGGCAACTGCGTAGCTGAGGTTGAATCTCCTAGATTAAATAATTCAGGGTTTGTTATTTTTGTATTTGCCATGTTTATGTTAAGCTATTGCGTAATACATATGAGTAGCTCCATTAGTATTAAAAGATGATCCGTTAAAGGTAAAGCCATCCGTATTAAAGGTTATACCGCTACTAGAACTAGCTTCAGCTGCAGAAGAATTAGCCTGTAAGTAATTATTTTTATTTGAGCCAGTACTTCTTTTATTGTCTATTATTGCCCAACTTGCACCACTTGAAGACGTTCTTTTTGTAAGTATATAAGCAGGTTCAAAATCAAGATCAATTTTTAATCCAGCAGCTCCTGTTCCTACAAAACTCCCTACTTTAGAATAACCAGGAACTGAATGAAAGCAATAATGAACAAAATTGTTATTTGTTCCCCATAAACTAGAAGTAACACCCATCAAACCAGACGCGTTCCAATTGCTTAAATTCCATAAATCTACTCCGGCGGTGAGTTTTGCGGCGGAAGTATTTATCTGCGCGTATTGATATGTTGTCCAGTCTTTAAACCAAACGGCCCATCCACCAGTTGATGCAACTAATGGTATTCCTATTACTAATTCAGGAGCTTGATTTAATCCTGTTCCAAATGTTTTAGCTCCACTCCCCACATTACCAGTAACAATGCTAAAGCCGGCGGTTGGATTTGCAGAAACATTTACAGTTATATTTCCATCTGTGTTAGTTACCGGTGCACCTCCTGCTTTAAAACACCAAGCAACGAATGGTTCACCACTTCTATCTATTTTCCATAAGTCAGCAGTGTTGTTAGCTTTTATAGTAAACCCATCGTTATCAAAACTTTGAAGTCTATTGTAATTGCTATAAATGCCAGTAGATAGATTCGTTGATATAGCGGCGTTTGTTCCTCTAATAGAATCGTATAAAACGTTATTATAGGTAGTGCCTGTAGATTTAAACCACACCAAGTCTGGCTTGAATCCTATGCCCGTTATTGATTGTCCATTTGTAGTATCGCCACTACCTGTATATAAAACATTATTATAAGGACTTTCTGCTTGAATGATTTCCGTAGCTGCAAAATACTGCCAGTTAGTTCCATTGTGATGCTCTATAGAACTAGCTGAACTTCCTGTAGTTTCACCAGTATCATTTCTAATCATACCTTGGACTCCAGATGGTTGGTTAGCGTTAGTACCGCTAGGTAGTTTTAATCCTTGTAGACTTGTTGATTTATCAAAATCCGTTACAGGGTTAGTTACTCTAGTATTTGCCATTTATTAAAATGTTAATGTTGCTGAAACAGTTGCGTTAGTTGTACAAGTGTACGTCATTACTCTATGAGTTACGTCTGTACTGTTAGTTATAGTCAATCCACCAGCTGGACTTATATTGCTTATAGTTGGTGCTGAAAAACTTATTGGAAATCTAAGTATCACAACTCCTGAGCCTCCATTTCCTCCAGCTCGTTGTGGACCTTCACCATCACCATTCGTAGCTGCGCCACCACCGCCTCCTAAGCCGTTTGTTCCTGGTTCTCCTACGGATCTTACTAAAGCGGCACCACCGCCACCTAGACCACCTAATCCCATTTCTGACGTGGCTCCAGATGGAGGTTTATATGAACCACCACCACCACCTCCAGCAAAATAAGTTTCTGTTCCTGTAATTGCAGTTTGAAAACCAACACCCCCGTCTCCACCTTTAGAACTAGTTCCTTGTACTCCTTCAGCGCCTCCGCCACCTCCACCACCAGATCCATAATTACTGCTAGTTCCCGCACCACCACCTCTAAAACCTTGAGTTGGAGATGCTGGATTAGTTCTAGTTGTGGTTGTAGGAGCTGTTCCTCCAGCTGATCCTCCGGTTAAACCGTTATCGTTCTGCCCGACACCACCTCCACCACCGCCTGTTGCTGTTGCAATAGTGTCAAATATAGAGTTAGCTCCAGAACCTCCTTTAGTGGTTGCGCCAGCAACTCCAGCTCCGCCAGCACCAACAGTTATATTATAAGAAGTTCCAGTTGAAGAAGTTATTGTAGATAATATAGTGTAATTTGCAGGAGTAGAAACAGGTGTAAAAGAAGTTCTAACTCCTCCAGCTCCACCTCCAGCTCCTGCAAAGTTTCCTAACTGGCATCCTCCGCCAGCACCTCCTCCAGCTACTACTAAATAGTCAACCGTTAAAGGTGTAAAAGATGGTCCAGCTTCTTCAAAAAACCGCCAAGCTGGAGTACCGCCACCAGCAGTACAAACTTCAACTTTGTTTTCATCTGTATTCTCTCGGATAGAACCAAGGTTAGCAGCTGTGCACGTCGGTTGTTGAGCTGTAGTACCTTTGGCTATAACTAAACCTCCGGTATTTCCACTCATATCTACAACGCCAGTTGAAACTTTAGTTAATGCCATTTATTATAATGTTGGTTTTGTATCTGGAAAATCAGATGTTGATGGCCAATCTCTTAAAGCTACTCTATACGCTATTACAGCATCATGTTGAGGGTCGTCCGTAACTATTGATCTCGTGTCTGTACAGGCTAATTGTTTATTTCTCCATCTTACAGCACTTAATCTTTTAGTAGCTACATCTTCGTCAGTTATTTCTAGCATGTATTTATTAAACGAGGTTCCATCGTAAGTATCATCAATGCCATATCCCTCTTGAGCTTGTACATATACTCCTTCTTGGGAATTTATAAACTCTTGAGAAGCTACAATATGATTAACTATAACCCCACCTTCTATTTTAAAGTATTCCATAATTTTAATAATAAATTTTTACAATTCCACTTCTACCAGCAGTTCCACTTGTTCCGCTTCTACCACCACACCCTTCGTTTGTAGATGCTCCTCCCCAGGTTCCTCCAGAAGATCCTTCTGCTGCTGTACATCCGCCACCAACTCCATAACCATTTATTCCGCCACCTGCGCCTGTAGCTGTTCCTACTGCGTAGTTGTATGTTGGTTCTGCGTTTAAAGTAGCTCCCCAGTGTGGTCCATTGCTAGTACTCAATTGAGCTGAACTACCACTTGCTGAACCTCCCGCTCCACCATTACAACTTAAAGAAGCCCCGCTTCCTACAACACTTGTAGTACCTCCATTTCCGGCTGGGCCAGCGTTAGATCCTACAGTACCACCAGCTCCAATGTTTACTGGTATTGCACTAGTAGCTGTTAAAGTGACTGTTATTTGCTTCACTAATCCACCAGCTCCACCTCTTTGATACTCATAAGATGTTGATGTGTTAACACCACCACCTCCACCTCCACAGGCAAAAATAATTATTTTATCTCCAACCTCTAATCCGGCTGCGGCTGGATCGAAAGATCCTGAAGTTATAAATGTTTGTTCGTTGAGGACTCCACCACCGCCTCCACCGGCAGCTGGGAAAAAATCTGTTAAATTACTCATATTATTTATTTATTATTTTATACGTTACCGATTATTACCCATCCTTGTTTTGTTGAATCTCCTGAATATATTATTTCAAAAGCAGCAGTTGCATTGTTTATTGTTAAAGGAACTCCTAAGACTCCACCCATTATATTTTCAGTTGCAGGAACAGCTAATACGTTTGTTGCTAAACCTCCTCTAATAGATATTTTAATAGAGTCGCCTGGTTGTGGAGAGCTAGGCAAAGTTAATGTATACGCTTGTGTGGTTGAATCAAATATATATAAGTTATTAGCTTGAGCTGTTATATTTGATATAATGTAATTAGGTATTATTCTTAGATTAACATTTCCAGTAGTATTTGTTTGACCTAAACTAGCTGTAGTAACAACAGCTCCAACGTTATAATCTGCAATTGTTTTAGTTTCTACTGTTACTCCAGAGGGTACTGGATCGTTGAAAGTTAAGTTTTGGCCAGAAACGCTATACGTAGTTGTTTCTTGATACACACCATCAATAAACGCATCAACAAAATTAACAGAACTTCCGTTTGGAGTAGCGCCTAAAGCAAACACCGTAGTTGTGGCATTAATTGTAGTTGTTTGATTTGATGTTATAGTTGCACTAGCTCCGCCACCTCCAATAGCGCCCCAAGATCCAGCTGCACCAACACCACTATAACCTTCAAATTGGTCATCTGTAGTATTATATCTAATCATACCACCAAATGGGTTGGATATAGCGGCTCTAGCTGTATTATCTCCGGCAGGTAATTGAATCGCGTCGGTTTTAGATCCTAAATCTAGACTAACTGAAGGAGTAGTCGTTCCGATACCAACGTTACCGTTAGAATTAAACAAAACTTTTGTGTCATTACTGTGTTGATTGTTTGTCCCAAAATTAAACGTTAAATCACTATTATTAGAACTTGTTGTTCTAGCTATACTCCATACATCCGTATTTACAGCTCCGTTACCTTCTACAAAGTTTAAGGATGACCCCCAACTTCCGCCTGGTCCAGAAGTTATGTCTAGCTGTGCGTCACCACTCTCTATAATAGCAGTGGCATAAACAGATTTGATACCTACACTTGATGTTCCTTGTATATGCAGCTTAGCAGCAGGACTAGTTGTCCCGATACCTACGTTACCAGAAGAGTCAATACGCATTCTTTCTGAGCCTGCAGTGTACCAAGCCCAAGCTCCAGAAGCTCCATCAAAGTATCTTTGAACATTATGACTGTTTGTTTCATCGTACATAAAGAAATCACCATTAGCTAATGCTTGCTGTGAGTATCTACCTCCACCAGAACTATGCAAATCAAATCTAGCACCGTTATTATCTGTTGAGATTATTCTAGAAGTGACTTGACCTGTGCCTGAAACTTCTAATTTATCATCAGGACTAGTAGTTCCAATACCAACTTTTCCTGTTCCAGTAATAAGCATTTTAGTAGAAATAGAACCAACTCCTGTTTGAAATTGTAATTGACCCATATAAGGGACGGCTTCTGTTTCGCAAACGATAGCTGCTCTATCATTAACACTACTAGCCCCACCACCATCGCTAAATAGTATTCTTGTTTTATTTCCTATAGCGCCATTATTATTATCAAGTCTTAATTCTCCTCCAACACCTCCGTTGTTAGATTTATATATATGTAAAGGAGATTGAGGAGTATCAGTACCGATACCAAAATTACCAGTTGCATCAATTACTATATTAGGGTTACTGGTTATTTCTTTCACTCCTGTGTCTCCTACAACTCCTGTAAAATATGTTACACTAGACCCGTTTCCAGAACCTGAAATATCACCAACAACACCAGCGTTTGCATTTCTAAGATTTATTACATTACTAGCAGTTGAAAAGTTAGTAGGTATTTCTCCTGATACATAAGCAAAGCGATACCCATTAGGTCCACCGCCAGCAGCTGTGTACGTAAAGAATCCATTAACGGTTCCATCTGTAATTTGAACTAAATCTCCTAAATTTAAACCATTTAAAAAAGTAAAAACACTTCCGCTTGCTGAGATTGCGCTTATCGCTAATTGAACTGAAGTAGTTTGAGGACTTAAAATAGTTCCATTACCTGTTGTGTATGAACCAACGCCAGTGGTAGGAGCGATAGCTGACCATGTTCCATCTTCTTTTAAGAAAGTTCCAGCAGTTGCACTTGTTGCATCTGGTACATAACCTGGTGTGCTTCCTGAAAATAACTTAGCTGTAACGGCTCCGGAAGATATATTCAATCCGTCGTTTCCAGTTGGAAAGTTAGCTATACCTTGAACTGTTGCAGATGCAACATCTATATTGCTTTGTACTGTAGTCCAATCTGTTAAAGCGCCAGCACCTGCAGCTATATCTACTTCGGCTATTAATACATCACCTATTTTTACTGTTTCAGTGTAAAAAGTTCCATCAGCAGTAACAGTATAAGTCCATCCCTTGCTTACGGCTATTTGAGTACCTCTACTGTCTAAAACAGGAGTATTTGTAGAGGCGTCGTAACCTCCTTGATATATAAGACCTCCAACAACTGAATTATCTACATATTGTTTAGTAGCTGCATCTTGAGCATCTGTTGGGTCAACCACGTTGATTATCTTATGGGTAGTCATGTCCAATTTAGCTGCTATTTCTATTTCAGCAAGTGTAGCCGCGGTGGTCAAAGCAAAAGAAGTTACAGCTCCACTGTTAGCGTAAGATACGTTACCAGTTACCCCAGCGGGTTGCAGCCAATCTGCTGCAGAGAAAAACAATTCAATAGAATTCCAAACTCCTCCACTAACTCCAGTGGATACGTCAACGTTATATGTTCCAGCTGTAATTACGTCAGTACCGTCAGCATCTAAAATTATATCTCCCGTTAGAACAAGCACGCCGGTACCTGTGGCTGTGTTTGGCGGAAATGTCAGCGTTGGAAAAGCATTAATATCTTGGCTTCTTAGCCATCTTAACCTTCTAATTCCAGCCATTACAGCAAACTGAGATGCCCCAACAAAGAAAGAATTAGTGGCTGTATAACTAGAAGATGAACTAGCTGGTACTTCTGAAACTAAAGAATCAGTTAAAGAAGTTGTAGTACCAAATTTAGGAAGTTTATTAACTGTTCCAGAACCTGTTACCCCTTGAGCTACACCTGCTATTGTTATTTCAGTAGC